CAATGCCTGCGGCGGTCTTGGCCGCGATGCGCTCGGCCTTATCCATGCCCTCCTGGAGCTTGGCCAGCCGGGCCTCGAGGTCGATCGATAGGGTGGCCAGTGCCATGTCAGCCTTCCATTTCGTGCGCGCCGGGTCTCGGCGGGCGCCATGCGTTGATCACGCTCAGGTGGTGCATCAGGGTGTCCACATCGGCCACGCCCAGCCAGGCGGCCACCAGGGGCAGGCCAGCCCAGTCCATGCCGCCGCTGCCGTTGGCCAGCGCGGCCCACACGCGGCGGGCGATGGCCTGCTCTGCGTTCAGCTCAGGCGGTGCCTCGCCCTCGTACTGGATGCCGGCCTGCGCGGCGTCCAGCAGGGCCCTCAGTTTTTTGCCTGCTCCTGGCGGCGCTGCAGGTAGTCCGCCTGGATGCGGCGCACCTCCATGGCCACGGCTGCCGTCAGCTCCGCGCGGTCAGCCACGTAGGCAGCCCACAGGGCGGGGTCAAAGTCGGCCACCTGGTCACTGCCCAGCTCGGGGCCGAGCAGATCGGCCTCCGTGAAGCCGTCCCACCCCACCACCTGGGCGGTGGCCGCCTCCAGTGCGGTGCGGCCACGCTCGGTGATCATCTCCACCTCGGTGGGCCGCAGGATCTGCACGCGCTGGCCGGTGCCCTCGATGGCAAACCAACTCAGCCGCGCCGCGCGCAGCTGCGCGATCAGGCGCTCAGCCGGGCTGCTCATCAGGCCGCGCCCTCCTGCAGGAAGCGCCTCACGGTGACGGTGAAGCCGCCCGTGCCCACGCCGCCCACGCTCACGTTTTCATTCGGGATGCTGGGCGTGCCACGGAAGACACGCACCGAGCCATCTTTGAGGGTGATGCGGAACACCTTGTCCAGCCCCGCGCGGGCAGCAGCCACCACGGCAGCCATGCCGGCGCCGTTGACTGTTTCTTTCTTGATGGCGATGGTCACCGTCTGCGCGTTCAGCGGGCCCACCTCCTGCTGCTTGATGTTGTCCAGCAGCACCGAGGTATCGATGAAGTCCGCGTCACCGCCGCCCACCTGGTATTCGGTGGCCGGGGTGATGGTGGTGAACGCCGACACCGGGGTGAAGGTGCCGGCGGTGAAGGTGCCGTAACCCGAGGTGTCCAGCCCTTCGAGGTCGAAGGTGTTGGTGGCCACGGTGCCCAGGCGGATGGCCTGGCCCAGCAGCTCGTCCATGCCGGTGACGGTATCGAAGTAGCCCACCGATTTGGTGAGCAGCCCGTGCGCGGTGCTGGTGGCCGCGCCGGGGTTGGCCTTGGTGACGGCGGAGACGGTTTTGGCAGAGCCTTCGGTGGTGCCGATTTCGACACGCACGCCACGGCCGATGACGTAAGTCATGGTGGTTTCCTTTCAGGGCAAAAAAAAAGCCGGCGTGCGGGCCGGCTGGGATGGGGGAACGGTTGGCGGGGCGGCTACTGGGCCACCCACTCGAAGGTGAGCACGTAGGCATCCAGATCGAGCTCGCCGTCATAGCCGCCGAGCTGGCTGCTCTTCCACGCGGCGAGGCTGGGCGTGGCGGTTTCGTGGGCGGTGATGGCCGCCTCTACCTGCACGGCCACGGCCAGTGCGCCGGCGGCTGTCTTGTCCCAGCACTCCACGGTGATCTGGGCAGAGTCCATCGTGTCGGCGCCGTAGAGCACGCCGTCACGGGTGTGGGTGGTGGTGAACACCACGTAGGGCAGCGCCACGCCGGGTGGCACCGCGTTCTCTGAAATGCGCGTGCCCACCAGGGTGGTGAGCGCGGCATGCGCGGCCAGCGCGGCGCGAAAGTCGGTTTCAACGCTCACAGCTGCACATCCCTTCCGCCGTTCAGCTTCTGGATCTGGGGGCCGATCTTCTGCAGGAACACGGCCAGCGCCTGGGCCAGCTTGGCGCCGGCCGGCTGCAGGAAGGAACGCGCCGCCATCTTGGCCGTGCCGAACTCCAGGAACCGCCAATAGAACGGGTCGCGGGTGCTGCGCGCCCCACGCGCCGGGCCCTTGGCCGGGCGCACGTTGACGAACACACCCACATCGCCCCGCCTGCGCGCCTGCTTGCTGGTGCGCACGGTGATGGCGCCACGCACGGTGCCCGCCTTGCGGTAGGGCGCGCTGCGCGCTGAGGTGTTCAGCACCGGCGCGGCAGCGCGGGCAGCATCACGCACCACACGCGCACCGGCCGCCAGCGCGTTGCGCAGCGCACGGCGCCGCAGCTTGGGCACGATGCCCCGCAGCGCGGCGCGCAGGTCGGGCAGGCCCTGCACCTTGGCGTCAGCGGGCATCACGCACCCCATCGGCACACATGAGCTCGAGCCACTCCAGGTCGCCGCCGGGCTCGATCACGCTGATGATTTCGTAAGGCTCACCGCGCCACATCACCCGCATGCCGGCGGTGATGCCGGCGAAGTAGCGGATGGTGAAGCGCACGCTCAGGCTGCCCTGCAGCTGACCAGCGGCGAACCATTCGCGGCCGTTGAGCGGCTCGCACTGAGCGCGGCAGGTGCGGGTATCGGCCCAGCTCTCCACCGTCTGGCCGTGGCCGTCCACCGTGCTGCCCCGCGTCTGCAGGGTGATCTGGTGCGGCAGGTTGTGGCAGCGCATGGCTCAGTGCCCCACCACGCGGTAGGCGTCCAGCAGGCCGTCCACAAAGCCGGGCTTGGCGAGCTGGCCGCGCATCACCTCCACGCTCTCGCCGCGCAGTTCGTACATGCCACGGATGCGCATGAGCATCCAGTGCTTGAGGCTCTCTGGCACGGCCGAGCCGGCTGCACCGTAGCCCGCCGTGTAGTTGATGCGCACGCTGGCGATCTGGTATTGCACCTGCGGCCACACCTGCCCGAAGGCCAAGGCCACGCGGCCGGGTTGGCTGGCGGTGTCCACTGTGTACAGCGCGGCATCAGCCGTCTGCCAGGCGCCGGCGCTGTCCAGGTACTGCACGCTTTCCACACTGGCCAGGGGCGCGCGCTCCAGATCGATGGGGCCGCAGCCGAAGCTGTCCAGCGTGCGGCGCCACTGCTGGGTGATGAGCGCGCGGCCGGTGAGGTGCTCGCACGCCTGGCGGGCGGCAGGGATGAGCACATTGGCAATGAGCTCGTCATCAGCCGTGACATCCGCCTCCACCTGGCAAAAGGTCTTCACCTCGGCCAGGGTCAGGGGCTCCGCGCTGGGCGCGGTGGTCAGCGTGTAGCTCATGGCGGCGGCTCAGTTGTTGGAATGGGGGCCGGGCAGCAGTGCCGCCCGGCGGGTGGCCTGTTAGACCACCTGGACCACGGTGGCCGGGTTGCTGTCAGACGCCGGGGCCATGCGCGGGCCGATGCCGTACAGCTGGGCAGAGACCAGCGAGGCGGCGGTGCCCACGATGATCTTCATGCGAACGCAGTCGAAACCGCCTTCCACATCCAGATCCGACACACGCAGGTTGATGATGGCCTGCTTGTCATCGCCCGAGGCCTTCACGATCTGGGTGAGGGCCTTGCCGGCGATGTTCTTGACGCCCGTTGCCGAGGTGTCGGTGGCCTGCTGCAGCGAGAAGTCCACCGTGGCGCTGGCGCCGAGCACGCCCGTCTGCAAGACGGCCATGATGGTGTGGAACTTCGACACGTCGATGCAGTTGGTGTTGACGGTCGAGGCAGCTTGGGACTGCGGCGAGTGGGATTGCAGCAGGGCCACAATTTCCGAAGGCTTGATGTTCAGGATCACGGTACGTTCCTTTCAGGACTGAGGGGGTGCGCGGCCCGGGTTGCGCCGGGCCGCTTCAGGGGGTGGATCAGCGGGCGCCCAGGCGCACGAACGGGCTGAGGGTGTTGGCACCCTTGGCCTGGCTGATGGCGGCCTTCAACTTCGGCGCACCATCCATGCGGAACGTCACGCGGAAGGCCGTGGCACCCGCGTCGAAGAACAGATGCATGCTGGTGGCGGTCTCGATGCCGCCGGCCTTGGTGATGGTGCGGTAGTAGCTCATGTCATGCAGCTGCACGTCACCCGCCGAGCTGAAGGCCTCGGCGTGCTGGCTCACCATCACCGGGCGGCCCAGCAGCGAGCCATACGGCGAGCCCTGCAACGCCCCTACGCCACCGCCCTGCGGCAGGTAGATCGGGTAATTGCCCAGGCTCAGGGTGAACAGCGCCGGCAACGAATCCGGCCCGATCACCCACACGGCTTTGCCGTAGCTGCCGGGCGGCAGGCGGGCGATCATCTTGGCCAGGTTCTTGGGGTCCAGCGTGCTGGCGGCCTGGCCGGATTCCTTGGCCACTTCAACGATGGCGGCGGAATTCATCAGGCCCTGGGGCTGGCCCGCGCCGGTGCCCATGAAGATGGATTCGTTCGCCTTCCAGCGGATGCTGGTGCTGCCCTTTTCCAGCAGGTAGGCACCGAGCGCCGAGCTGTCTTCGGTCAGTTCATCGGTGATGGGCATGAGCGCCATCAGCTTGTTCAGCCGCAGGCTGGCCACGCCCATCTTCACCTTGGTCTGCGTGGCAGCAGCCGCCTCCGCAGCCCAGTAGGCGCGCACGCCGTCCGTGCCCCAGGGGGTGGTCTCGTCTTGCGGGAACACCATCGAGTTGCCGTTGATCGGGGTGTTGTCCGTCATGGGGATCAGCGAATCCTCCATCAGGCTCAGGTTCCAGATTTCACGGCTGTACTCAGGGGGCACGGCAAAACCGCCGTCACCGCCCGAGCTCTCGTTGCTGTAGGTGGTGGCGGCAGCGCCGATGAGCAGGCGCTCATCCGGGCGGCCACCGGCACCGGCGCGCACGGCCTTGGCGTATTCACCAAAGCTCTTGAAGCCGCGCTTGGGGTCGTCGGCCACATTGGTCTTGGTGCCGGTGACTTGGGCTTGCGGGCCCAGATCGAGCGCGGTGCCCAGGCCGGCCTCGGCATCGGCCAGGGCCTCCAGGTTGGTGATCTGCGCGCGCAGTTGCTGGCTGGCGGCCATGTGGCCGTCGAACGCGGATTGCTCTTCCGCCGTCAGTGTGTCGCGGCCTTCGGCGGCAGCCTTGTCGGTGATGCCCCGGGCCTGGCCCAGGACGGTGGCCAGCTTGGCCTTGAGTGCACGGATGTTCATGATGGGTTCCTTCTTCAGAGGTCCAGAAACGACGAAGCCCGCCGAGCTGTGAAGCCGGGCGGGCCGTAGGGGGTGGCACCGTGGGGTGCCTGTTGGGGCGGTGCGCCGATGGGCGCGGGTTGAAACGGGTCTAGCTGCGGGCGTTCTCGATGGCGGCCAGGATCTGCGCATCACCTGGGGTGATCACGTTCTTGGTCTGGCTGGCATCCACATAGCCGCCCACCTGGTTGGCACCCTTGGCGCTGGTGGGCAAAATACGAT